GGATGAGGCCGAAGTCACGATTTCGGGTATCACGAAGGTTGTGGCTGGCGACAGCGTTACCGTTGGTGACGCATTGACCATTGACGCTTCGGGTCGTGCGGTCACTGCAAAGTTTGGTGTGTCTTCGGGCACTGCCCAGACTGCAACCATTACGGGTGCAACCGCTAGCGGCACTACCGTTGCCTACACCACTTCCTCGACCACTACTTTCACGGTTGGTCAGTTCGTGGCTGTTTCGGGCATTGTTCAGGGCGGCACGGGTGCTGGCTCGCTGAACTACGAGGGCATTATCAGTGCCGTCGGTGGTTCGTCGGGTTCTTACACCTTCACCATTACCAACCCTGTCGCAAGCACGGTTACTTACACCTCTGGCGGTTCGGCAACGACCACCACGTCTTCGACCCAATACATTATCGGAACGGCTCTCGCTTCGGGTGTTCAGGGTGACATCATCACTGCTGCTATCGCCTGCCACAACGCAGCGCGCGCGGCTTAATAGGAAGGACTGAGGAAAAATGCCACAGCCCAACGTGAACAACGTTCACATCGATGCGATTCTGACCAACATCAGCGTCGCTTACCTGCAAAACACCGCCAACTTCATTGCGGACAAGGTGTTCCCGGTTATTCCGGTGGACAAGAAGTCCGACCTGTACTTCAAGTACACGAAGGAAGACTGGTTCCGTGACGAGGCTCAGCGTCGTGCCGATGGCACTGCTTCTGCTGGTTCTGGCTACGGTCTGCAGACGGAAACGTACAGCACTGACGTCTATGCCTTCCACAAGGACATCGGCGACCAGACTCGTGCGAACGCCGACAACCCCCTCAACCCCGACATGGAAGCGACGCAGTTTGTTACTCAGCGTCTGCTTCTGCGTAAGGAAGTTCAGTGGACCAACGACTTTTTCGTGTCTGGCGCGTGGTCGAACAGCACCTCGGGCGCAGCCTCGGGTTACTGGTCTGACTACATTGCCAACCCCACGACCTACACCTCGAGCCCCATCGAGTCTGTGGACGCGGCGAAGGCCACGATTTTGTCGACCACCGGATACGAGCCGAACACTTTTGTTCTCGGCTACCGCGTGTTCCAAATCCTGAAGAACCACCCCTTGCTGGTTGAGCGTTACAAGTACACCCAAGCCGGTGCAATCGTCACCGAGGAACTGCTTGCGCAGTTGTTCGGTGTGGACCGTGTTCTCGTCGCCAAGGCGGTTGTGAACGCCGGTAACGAAGGCTCCAACAGCCCCGCCAACGATGCCTTCTCGTTCATCGCTGGCAACTCGGCTTTGCTGTGCTACTCGGCTCCGAACCCGGGTCTGCTGACCCCCTCGGCTGGTTACACCTTTATGTGGACCGGCGTTTCGGGTGGTCTCGGCACGACTGTCGGTGTCTCGCGCTTCCGCATGGAAGAGTTGAAGGCTGACCGCGTTGAGGGCGAAATCGCCTTCGACAACAAGGTCGTCGCTGCTGACCTCGGCTACTTCTGGTCGAACATCATCAACGCCTAAACCAACCGGTTTTGACGCGACCCCCTCGGGCTTCGGCTCGGGGGGGTTTCGTCATATGGGGCAACCTCGTTTCTATAGTGGTGTTATTCTCTGACTATGGCTTACACACACAGAGTTATCCGTGATTTCGTATCCGAAGGCGTGGAACACAAGCGAGGTGAACTTGTCGATACCGCTAAGTGGACATGGCAAGGCAAGATTTATGTAGAGAGTCGTGGTTGGGCCGAGGAACTCGAGCCTCGTGTGGCGGCTCACTACGCCAAACTCGCCGATGAGGGATTTACCGTTGATGTCAATGGTGAAATCGTTGAGCCCACCGATGTTGTCGCCGAAGTCAAAGAGGTTGGCAAGGCCGCTGCCGTAAAGAAGGCGGCCCCCGCTAAAAAGGCTCCGGCCAAGAAGGTCGCGCGTAAGGCATCAGCACCGACCAAGAAGGCAAGTCCGGTCAAAAAGGCGGTCAAGAAGTCCGCCACAAAGACCGACGAAAAGTAGCGCACACTTACATCCAAACCAGTGATACCATTTCGCTATGTCACTAGCGGATGCTGAAAAGCGACTAGCGGAAAAGGTGTGTCGTTTCCACGACTTCCTAGACACGCTAGATAAAAACGATAAGGCTACTTTTGCGAGATGGGTAGGCGAGCATCGCCCCGCTGGTTGGATTGCTCGTATCGTCACTGCTGATGGCAAGAGGCTCAATGAAAAGACCCTCAAACGCCATTTAGAGGGTCAATGCCTCTGCCCAGAGGGAAATCCACACAAGGGTGCGTATCGTGCCTCTTGACGAGACAGAGAGCCGTATAGAGGCGCGTAAGCGTTCTATGGCAAAAGGCATTGAGCCCGAAATCTCGTGGAATGGTGAAAAGGGCTTCCTAGATACGCCGGCCCTCGAGGGCGAGCCGGACCCTGCGATTTGGGAGACGATTATTGAGGATTGGGGATTAGACCCCAAACTCACCGAAATCGTAGATGGTTCTGTCCACATCCGAGGTTGGGATACCAATGTCGGCGATGGTGAAGTCAAGCGTATGCGCTACTACAGAGCCGCTATTCGCCGTAAGCAGGTCGTAGGCGATAGGGCAGACATCGACGCTCTATGTAAGCAAGCGATGAGCCTAAAGCCGGTCAAGGTTCTAAGGTCCAAGACCAAAACATCTAATCGGGCGTTCGCCGTATTTTTTGCTGATTGGCAGTTGGGCAAATCGGAAGGCGGTGGAACCGCCGCCACTATCACTCGTATCCAGTTGGCGCAAGACAAGGCTATTGAGCGCATCAAAGAGTTGATTTCAGCAGGCCGTTCGCCAGCCTACATTTACTGCTTTGGGATGGGCGACCTCGTCGAAAATTGCTCAAACCACTATGCGATGCAAACCTTCTCTATTGATTTGGACCGCCGAGAGCAGAACCGTGTCGCTCGTCGGCTGATTTTGCGTTGGGTGGATTTGTGCGTTGAGAACTTCCCCCACATCCCCCTTGTCTGCGTCGCCACCCCCGGAAACCACGGAGAGAATAGGCAAAACGGTAAGGCATTTACCTCGTGGACCGATAACGATGATTTGGCAGCCTTTGAGGGCGTTGCTGAAATCACGGCGGCGAACCCGCAGCGATACAAAAATGTATCCTTCCCGCAAGCCGTAGGTTTGGTCAAAGAGGATTTGTCGGTCACGCTCAATGTGTGTGGCAAGGTTGTCACTATCGCTCACGGACACCAGTTTGGAAAAGGCTCTAGCGGCATCGCCAAGATTGAGAATTGGATACTCAAACAGATACGCGGTTTCACCACAGCGCAGGATACGGAAATCCTCGTTTCGGCCCATTTCCACCACTACCTCGCTAGCGAGGGTTCAGGCCGGCAGATTTTCCAATGTCCGGCGATGGATGGCGGCTCCAAGTGGTTTACCGATATGTCTGGGGCCGGCGCAGAAGCGGGGATGCTCACGATGGGGATAGGAACTGACTACGGCTCACGTGGTTGGGGAGATTTGCTGATTCTCTAATGAAGTATTACCTAGCAGGACCAATGCGCGGGATGCCTAATAGCAACTACGCCTCTTTTGAGGAAGCCCGAACTCGCCTACGTAACGCCGGATACCACGTTTATTGCCCCGCCGAAGGCAATACCGAACTCGCAACTGACGAATCCTTTGCCTCGCAGATGGAAAGGTGCGTTGAGGCCGTGCTGAAATCAGATGCGGTCATCGTGCTTCCGGGCTGGACTAAATCCGAAGGGGCGAAGGTGGAGGTCGCCGTCGCCGTCGCTACGGGTAAGCGTGTTTTTGCCTACTACCAACATCGCCCTCACTTTATCGAGGAACTCGACAACATCAAAATTGTCACGCGCGCAGAGATGCTGAAATGACCGAACCGCTTTTCCCCGAATGGACCGATGGCGTGGAGAATGAAAACTGGTATGACCCCTCGAGCCCGTGGACGCCACTACCCGGCGTTCGCACAGGTGGTGAACTAACAAAGGGCGAAAGAGCCGCCGATACGATGAGAAATCGTATGGGCTCGTGGGGCTTTGTTCTATGGTTTATCGTCTTTATGGGTGCGTGGGCGGTGGTGAATACGCTTTTCCTACGCCACAGCGCATGGGACCCATATCCCTATATTTTGCTCAACCTTTTTCTATCTATGCTGGCTGGCTTACAAGGGGCGATTTTGCTGATTGCCGCAAAACGCGCAGATGCCATCGCAGCCGAGCAAGCCCTCTCTCACTTGACGATTTCCAAAACTAGTAGCGACATCATCAAGAAACTAGAGCGCGAACTGGCGCAGAATACGCAGATGACGAAATACCTTCACCACCTTGTAGAAGAACTACACAAAGCCTCAAAAGGGGAATAATGACTGACCAAGAGCGTTTTCGCAGTATGAGCCACCACCCGAGCCTCGGTAGCAAGGCAAACGCAGTGAGTGTGTATGGTGAAGTAAGCAAGGTCACGACAACCATCGCGGGTAGTAATACCCCAAATGTTATCCGTGCGAGCAGTTTTAAGTCGGAGTTCCCCGATGGTGGCGACCCGCGTTTCCGCGCCATCCTCGCCGAAATGCTCCGTATCCACATCGCCAAGAGCAACGATTACGGAACCGGCGAGAACCCCTACGCCAACTACTCGGCTGCTGAATCTATTGGCGTTCCGGCGTGGAAGTCGTGTTTCGTGCGGGCTTTGGAAAAGGTGCAACGGCTCGTCAATGCTTTCGGCGGCAAAGAACTCAAAAATGAGAGCGTGACGGATAGTTTCCTTGACCTCGCCAACCAAATCATCATCACGAAGATTCTCTGGGATGAGGAAAAAGGCGTGTAGCGATGCTGAAATGCCGTCACTACCCCGATGCCGTCCTCGCCCTACCCACTAGGCCAATAACGGACATCAACGGCTCTACGGCCCTTCTAGCGCAGGAAATGGCAGAGGTGATGTACGCACTCAACGGCGTAGGTCTAGCCGCAAACCAAGTAGGGATTACCCAAAGCCTCTTTATCTACGACGAAAATGTGTCTGGCAACTATTCGGTAGTCATCAACCCGCGCCTAGAACTCGGTGCTGAAACGGTTATGGCTATTGAGGGTTGTCTCTCGCTTCCAAATCGGGTCTGCCCCATAAACCGGGCATCTACGTGCGTTCTCACGGGTCTTGACCTTGACGGTAGCGACATCGTGATAGATGCTTCTGGTCTTTTGGCTCGGATATTTCAGCACGAAACCGACCATCTCAACGGCAAACTCATCCTTGACAGGCTTCCCGCTGCGAATAATTTGCAGTCGCGGTTTGGCTGGTAGCCCAATCAAATATCCAAACTAGGCGTAGAATACCCTTATGGCCTACCCCTCACCCACGACAGTTCGCTCGGTTGCGGGTTCAGCAAAGCCGGCCTACCTCACGACAACCCTCTCTAGTTCGTATGTAGAGACTACTTTTACGGTCAATTCGGCTGCGACGTGGAAGGAAGTAGGCGCAAACGGCCAGAATACCAATAATCCGTTGGGGACTTCCGGCCCTTTTACGGTTTTCGTAAACTTTGGAAACTCTGTCGAAGAGCACATCCTTTGCTCGGCGGTCAATACCTCTACCGGCGTGGTCACGATTTGGACCGACGGAACCCTCAATGGTCGCGGGTGGGATGGAACTCCGATTTCATCACACTCGGCTGGCTCGAGTTCCAACTATGACACCTTCCCCGCTATTGGTGGAACTGACTTTGCGGCGATTACCGCCCTTGCACAGTCCTTTGCTAACTCATCGGTGGCAACCGTCGCTTTGACGAACCAGAGCGCAGCGATTTCAGCAACTTCGCTCTACACGCCCACATCATCTGGCTTCTATCAAATCAACTACTACGGCAAGGTCACTACGGCTTCGTCGGCTATTTCTACTTTAGGTGCGTTCCAAATCACCTCAACCGACCCTGATGGTAACTCTGTTACATCGGTGGGCGATTCCACATCGCAAAACTCACTCACAGGTGGGTTTATTAGCGGAACCATAGATGTCTATGCCAACGCCGGAACCCCCATCCAATACGCAATGTCGTATTACTCGGCTGGTGATACGGCGATGGTTTATAGCCTCTACATCTCAGTCATCTCGCTCAATACCGCCTCGGTTCAGGCGTATGTCCAAAACTCGGCTGGCAAAAACGCCATCCTCAATGGGGCATTTGATTTCTGGCAACGCGGGACAAGTTTCACCTCTGGCACAAACGCTCAATACCTTGCGGACCGCTGGTGCGGTTGGGGTGGGTGGGGGTCATCAACCTCTTACTCCGTGTCTCGTCAAAGCACCGGCCTCACTAACCTTCCTATTGCGGCTCGTATCCAACGCATCGCCGGTCAGACGAACACCACAAATCCCCTTTTTGGTCAGTCGCTCGAGAGTGCAAACTCGATTCCCTTTGCCGGTCAGACCGTCACATTGTCGTTTTACGCTCGCGCAGGGTCCAACTTTTCAGCATCGGGCAACGCTCTCGGCGTGAACTTGATTTCCTCAACGGGAACTGACCAGAACATCGCCACTTCGTATTCTCCGCAATACAACGCCATCGGACAAACCCCTACGCTTACAACTTCGTGGCAACGCTTTACTTACACCGGAACCTTTACGACGAACACCACTGAGTTTGCCGTACAGTTCAACTACCTTCCGACTGGAACGGCTGGAACGAATGATTACTTTGACATCACAGGGGTTCAGGTAGAACTCGGCGGTGCGGCAACTGTTTTCAGCAGGGCGGGTGGAACCTATGGGGGCGAACTAGCCCTTTGCCAGCGATACGCCTATCAAATGCCCCAATCCACCGTTGGCTTTGCGGTGAGTAGCAGCGTCATCACCTTTTTTGTTCCGCACCCGCAGATTATGCGAACCACGCCAACGGCAACTTTCCTCAATACTTCCGTCAATGTGGATAATGGTCTAACCAACTTCACCTCTAGCGGCTCAACGATGAACGGCTCATCTGCCTATACCACTGGCGGTAGCCGTGTCTTTATGACCGGCTTTACGGGCTTAACTACGGGTGGATACTGGGGCTTGGCAACCTATCCGGCAGTGTTATTCACGGCTGAAATCTAAGGGATAATAAACTAATGGCACAGAGCATCTCACAAGAGGCAGTAGCCCTTACCGGACTTCCGGGGGCAACGCAGGGGGTCCGTTTTGTTGGTGGAACCACGAACGGATATCCCACTAGTGGAACCTTCCTTATTGGTGATTACATTATTGACCGCACCGCAACTATCTGGGTATGCATTTCGTCAAGCGTCACCTATCCGATAACGCAGGCCGTTGGCTCGAGCAATAACGTCACATACACGACCTCGGGAGGTTCAGCACCTAAAGTCGGTCAATATGTGACGGTCGTAGGTATGGGCTCGCTTGATGTCACCGGCGTTCAGGTGACAAATAGCAACGGAACCAGCACCTTCTCTGCACCTCTTATTGGCGCTAGTGGAACCGTC